AGTAAAGCTAAAGGTAATAGATTTGAACGTGAGATTGTAGAAGCTATTGAATTACACGATATAAAAGCAGTTCGTGCTTGGGGTAGTAATGGTAAGGCATTTGGACACCACGAAGAAGTAGATATTCTTATTGATGATGAGATTAAAGTACAGGCTAAAGTTCGTAAGGCTTTGCCGAAATGGATAGCACCATCAGAACACGTAGACGTTCAAATTATAAAAGAGGACAGAGGCAAGATGTATGTAGTACAAGAATTAAATGATTGGTTATTAAATAAAAAGGAGAAATAATGAGCAAAGTTAATTTAAACACAAGAGGCAATAGTATGCCATCAGGAAGAAAGTCTATAAGATTGTTTTATGAAGAAATGATTGAAGTTTCAAAAAATAATATAGGTTGTGTAACTGATTTCAATACGATTATTGATGAAAAATTTATATCTATTTTAGAAAAAAGACTTAAACAATTAAGCTATTAAAGGAGAAAAAATGAAAAAAACAAGCAAAAAGAATAAAGTATTAGCACATTTAGTTAGTGGTAAATCAATAACACCAATGGAAGCTCTTGAGCTTTATGGAAGTTTTAGACTTGGTGCTATAATCTTTGAATTAAGAGATATAGGACATAAAATTAATACAGAGATTGCAAAGGGTTCAGGACACGCTATTTATACATACGTTAAATAGTATTTAAAATTAGAGATAGGTGGTGGGTTTTGTTCATTCTTCCTACCTTTGGCGTTTTCCCTTTCTTCGCACTATCTCTTAAAATTGAGAGAGATGGACCACTATACCCTGTGAATTAAAAAGTCGATTGTAAGATTCACAAAAGCTGAAAATACTAGTTACTTAGGTTAAGCAAGTGCAGTCTCTCTCAAAAATTGGAGAAAATATGAATTTAGATATAAAGAGTTTTATTATAGGTATGTTAGTAATTATTGTTCTATTGTTTTTAATGGGATTTAGTGGAGGTTTAGGTTCTTCTCCGTATAATCCTATTTATGTGAAGATTGTATAATGGAGATATTTCAAACAATAACCATATTTTTAGCAATTATTGGTATAATATTGTATTTTGGTGGATTTTAAATGGCAAATACAAAAGATTATATTAAGTATATAAAATCTAAACATTGTTTAGTGTGTGGAAGTAATGTTGTAGACCCTGACCATTTAGAACATATAGGTATGGGTGGCAATAGAAATAAACAATCAATTAAAGACTTTAGCTGTGTGCCGTTATGTAGAGAACACCATACTGAAAGACACAATCTAGGAACGGATAGATTTGAAAAAAAGTATAATCTTAACCTTTGGAAAGAGGCTTTTTATTTATTAAGGGGGTATTTTGCAGAATGAAATGTTGGCATTGTAATACAGAAATTATATGGGGTGGCGACCACGATTATTCAGATTATGGATATGAGGGTAAGGGTATTGTTACTAATTTTCATTGTCCTAATTGTGAATCCGATTATATATGTAAGCATAAAATAAAATGAAGTTTGCAGGTAAAATAAAACAAGGCAAATTAACACTTGATGATAATCTTGGGTTTAGGGATTATTTAAGGTTAATTGAGGGTGATGTTCACTTAGAAATAAAACCTGCCGAAAAGGTGCGTTCTCCCCAACAAAATGCTTATTATAGAGTTATTATAAGGATATTAGCAAAAGATTTAGGTTATACTGAAGCCGAAATGCACGAAACTATAAAAGAAAAGTATGAGATTGAATCTACTAAACAATTAGATATGAAAGAATTTACTGAAATCCTAGAATCAATTAAAAGATGGGCAGTTATAGATATGGGTATTGTTCTGCCTAATGCTAAGCCAACTCGTCAATAGTCATACTTACACTATAAGTATTAAAAGCCACTTGATTTACACTAAAGCTATTTTCTCTAAATGTGCATATAGAAAATTGGTCAGGATTTCTTCCATCTTCACTATTATCAGGTTGGAATATAAATGGCAGAGTTCCACCTAATGTACAATTCCATACAAAATTAAAGCTATTATCTGAAAGCATAGGACTTGGTTTATCTTCGTCAGGGTCTACATTATCTGCTATAACATTATTAGATACTTCGTTTTCCATCCACATATCACTTTCTGCTATATAAGAAAAAGTAAGATTCCAACTTCTAAGACCTTTTCTTCCTAAACCACTTTTAACTTTTTGATTAAAATCATTTGTATTTACAACTGATTCTGGATAATCTAATTCAAATGGTGGATATTTATAAGTGCCATTAGGACCATTCATAGTCCACTCTGTTGGTCCATCATAGTAAATGTTAGATAACGTCTTACCACCTATAGTTTTTTGTGATTTAATTCCATCAAATCGTCTTGACATTGTAAGGTTAAGGTCAGGCGAATTAGGACAATCAAAATACTTACCTACTACTAAAGAGCCTAATTGATGTTTACCTGCTTCAAGAGCTTGTTCTTCAGGTGTTCCGTAATATATGCTAAACTGCCTCCAATAAGCATCTTGACTTTCAAAGGTATATAAAGTTGTTCCATTATATTGAGGACTTATTAATTGTCCTGAAAAATTTGAGTTTAAAACACTACCTGTTTCAGATGGTACAAATCTTGGTGCTTCAGTTTGGGCATCTGTTTCCCAAGGATAATTACTTTTTCCTATAACTCTAAATCCTTCAGGGTGATATAAATTATGGTTTAAAAGAGCCACAAAATTTACAGGAAAAGATGTTTTTGCAATATTGTTTGTAGAATCGCCAATTTTAAAAGGTGTTACTTGATTTTCTGATTCTGTAGATTCGTATAAATAAGGATTAGCACAATTCATATATAACAATTCTGCACCACCATCACTATCATCCCAACCTAATTGTCCTGTGGCGTGTAAAAATGTAGGCATATCTACATAAAATCTTGGCGTTTTAACTTGTTTTCCCATTAATATCCTCCTGAGCCTCCTGAACTACCACCACTTGTAGATGTTGATGTTCTTCGTTTTGTTTTAATTTTTGTTTTATCTACTTTAGGTAAATCATAATCAGGTAGATTGTATTTAGTTTTAGTGGCTTTGCCTTTTTTAACATTACTTTTAAAATTATCCCAAGTATCTGCTTCTATTGAAGTATCCCAATATTGATTTTTCCAAGTAGGATTTACATTTTGTATGTTGCATAAAATACGTTTACCTTCTTTGTTGGCTACAATTACCTTTTTTATCTTAATAATACCTTCATAGGTGAACAGCTGTAAATCTTTAATGGCTAACCCTTGTAAACCTATTAGAAGCATTTTACTTTTATTACCTTGCATTATCCAACCCTCTGGAAGTGTTGGCGTAATATCTGCCGTACCTGTAAAGTCTATCTCTATACCTAATATATCTACATTAGATTCAATAGAGCAACTACCATTATTGCATATAATGCTTGATTTACCTGTTGCTAATTCTGTTTTATTGTATATCATTTAATTACCTAATATTTCGTTCACTAAAATTATTATATCCAATACGTTTATTTGATTATCTTGATTCACATCTGCAATAATATTACCATCAATATCAATAGGTATATTATCAAAATTATCAGCCGTAATTGCATTAACAATAAAAACTAAATCTAAAATATTTAAAGCATCATCTTGATTTATATCGCCATAGATTCCATTAAAATCGTTTTTTAATATAATTTGTGTAAAATTTAAAGAATAAGTTTTTTCATAAACAGAAGATTTAATTATTATGTTGTAATCTAATACTGCTCTTTGTTCATTGTCTAAAAATACTACATTATTTGTATTCATAATAGGTGTTATATCAATATTATCGCCATATACAGAATCATTTTCTACAACAGTTGCATTAACTAAGTTAGTTGCATCTATACCTATTAAAGCAGAATCTATATTCTCCCCATTATACTCTATATTAGCTGTAGATTCTACTAATGTAATGTTTTCAATGGTAACGCTAGTTTCATAATTTGTGTTAGTTACTGCTGATATAAGACCTGATGTTAAATTTGCATTATTTTGATACCATACACCATCAAAAGTTGGTTCTTCATCATCTATCTCATCTTGATATATATTACGTTCATAAGGGTTAGGTATGTTGTAAAATCCTAAATCATCATCACTCATACCAAAGTCGCCACGATGTACTTGTACTAACTCTAAACTTACTTTATTTAAAGATTTAGATGCTTTAGTAATAAAAAATACAGGATATATAAGTTGTCCATTTTTAACAAATTCTTGTGTATAATTAAATCCAAAAGCAAGTTTGCCACCCATAAGTTCATCGAACCTAATATAATCTCCTACCTCTAAATGTATATAACTTAATGGTAAATCTATTTTTGCTGTTAAATGTTGGTTAGCATACCACATTAATAACCTTCTTTGTAGTTTTCTTGCCGTATCTTTATCTCTAATATAATCAGTTTCTATTTCTAATTTAGCATCTTCGTTTTTTATACCATAATAACCAATATCATAAACCATATTTTCAATATCTAATCGTTGAGTTAGCTCGTCTAATGTTTCTTCAAAATTACCATTATTATCTTCTATACCATAAGTGGTTTGTTCCTCATAATCGTTAGAAGCATAATCTTTCTTATATTTAACATTAATTTGATTTTTAACATCTTCTATTTTAGTTAAACTAAACGAATAGTTTATAACATCTAAAATATCTATTTTTTCAAATTGTTCATAATCTTCTATGTTTTGTTTAAGGTCTATAAATTTAAAATTACCTGTACTGTCAAAAGAAGGTATGTAAATAGATGATTTACATAAATTGTTTATAACATTTTTAGCTTCTTTTTGTTCTGTTAATGTGAAGCTATTAATCCAATCATCATCAATGTCATCACTTGGAAAATTAAAATCTTTTTGATAATCTAATTCTTTTTTTAATATATCTTCTAATATTGTATAAGGTTTTGTCATAACACTATCATTGTTTACTCTACCTTTTATACTTCCATAAAATTTTTCTTGTGTATAATCTGTTATTAATATATCTTGTAAAGTATAAAATTCTTTTAAATTTGCTATAGTTGAAGTCATAAAACTTGTGTCTACGGAAGGTAAACCCCAATTTATACTATCATAGGCATCAGTTCTATTAAATGTTCTAATTTGGTTGGTGTATAAATCTCCACCTAAATCATTGTTAGTATATCTAAATTCGGTTTCATTAGGCTCAAATGAATGTTGATGGTTTGGAACTTCACAATCAGTTTTCCAAGTATCTGGAAAAGAACCATAATTTTCATCCCATATATTTTCATCTGATATCATATCTTCAAAAGTAATGTTATCTAAAAGATTATAACTACTATCTCTTTCAATCAATTCTCTTTCTGACCAAAAAGTAACAGGATACGGAACAACAGTATTTTCTAAATTATTATGCGTAAAATAATCTATTTTATAAAATATTTTAGTAGCACATACATAACTTCCTATATCACTAGAAAATTGTAATCTAGCAAAACTTCCTGTATTAGGTCCATTACCATTATTTTGTGCTGTCAAATGTAACCCACTAGAGTAATTTGCATTTTGTATCCATTGTACAGGAAATGTAGATACTTTATTTTGTGCAATATAATTCTTATCTAAATCTTCAAACATTCCATCAATATTATTTGTGTTGCTTTGTTGATTTAAATCAGTAGGTTTCCACCAAGAAAATGTAGCATTTAAATTTGTTTCATCCCAATCTGCATCATAATAAGTATCTCCAATACTAAATAAATTGTCTAAATCTTGTTCAGAAGAAACACTAGTTTTATCATAAACTGATTTAGTAGCGTCTAACATTTCATTATTATTAAAACCAAAAAATTTATTACAAGAACCAAAATGAAAATTAATACCAACATCATAATTTGTATGGTTATTAGCAAAAAAAGATATTTTTTCAACAGGTCTATAAATTCTAGTTGGTATACCCTGTTTGTTTTCGTCTAAATCTTCACCTAGAACCCAATTTTCATATATAGTAGCACCAACTATTTTAACTTTTGCTGAAGTATCAGTTGTAGAATCTACATACTCATATATTGTTTTACCATCATAACTTTGCGAATATTTCCTTCCATAATTATATGGTAATGTTTCACATATTGGCAAATAGCCATTGTTATAACAATATATATGACTGTTTTGTGGGATATAATTTGGGTATAATATAGTTTGTCTAATGTATGGATTCAATTTGTCTATATTAGAAGGGTTTGACCATAAGCCACCTATTTCTGTGTTAGACTGTTCTATAATTAATTCATTATCTTTAGTTAAAATTAAAGGCGATTTATCAACATATCCATAAACTAATGGAAATGGTTTGCCTTGTGTTTCTTCATCATAAACAAACTTATTATCTATTGTGGTTTTAGGTATTAAAGTTTTAAGTTTTTGCTCTGTTAAATCTTCTAAAGTAAGGCTTAGAGTTTCAGCCGATTGAGAATAACGTCTAATAGTGCCTGTATACACAAGTAAACAATCATCTAAGGTATCTAGTCCATTAGCAGCATAATATACTTGTACTACTGCATTTAATAAATTTGGAATATCGTCTGAAAAAATCTTACCTTTATAGGGAGCATTTGATATAGATAAAGATACACTTGAAATAGTGTATTTATTGTTTATAATGTCGGCTTTTGAGCTTATAGAAGGACTATTAAGTAATAAAGGGTTATACGCCTCACCACCTATGTTTGTTTCCTTAATTGATAAGTTTATAGCTTCTACATCATCAGGTATGGTATCGTCAATTTGATAGCCTTTATATATCCTAACCAAAGGATATAAAGATGTGACAGTGCCATTACCTAGTGCTTGTTTAAATTTAGGAGGTAACGTCAGCATTAACTAATTCCAAAATCACTACCCCTACGGACAGCTTCTTTAATTGATTCTGCAAGTTCGCCTTCAACAAAATCTTGTGTTAAAACATTACCTGTAACGCTTACATTGATACTTCCACCACCACCTGATTGATTCATTTGGTTTAAAGTTTCTAAACCGATAGATTCTACTGCATTTCTACTCATTACAAATTCGCCACGTTCTGCTTCTATTAAAGTGCCACCTTGCGAATGTCTATTACCACCTACATAACCACCTTCTGCATATTGACCTATTGGAGAACTACCACTTCCACTAGAACTAGAAGTTCCACTAGAAGATGAACCTGAAAGAACAGAACTTAATGCTCCAAACATAGCTGCACCTAATGCAGGAACACCTATATTTAAAGGAAATGGAATTTTAGCCATAGCTCCTGCCATATAAGTAGTAACTGCTTCTTGAAGTTTTGCTATAATAACTTGTTTAGCTGCAGCAGCAGCAGCATTACCTGCATTACTATGACTTTTGCCAATTTGAATCGAAGCATTTAAAATTTGTTTATTAAGTGCTATTTCTTTTTTTAATAAAGTTTCTTTTATTTTGGCAGCTTTTTCGTCATCTTTATTAGATTCTTTTTTAACTTCGTTTAATTCATTGTATGCTTGTACTAAAGAAAACAAACCTGCTAACTCATTAGCATTTAATTCGCCTTTTCCTGCTAAAACGGTCGCTTCTGCAATTTGTGTTTCCATTAGCTTTAATCTAGCTTCTCTAGTTTGATTATATGCTTCTGCTAGAATGTCTTGGATAGTTATTTCTTTTTCTATTTTTTCATTATTTTTATCATAAATAGCTTGTAATGTTCCTATAGTTGCAAGTAGTTCTTTTTCTGTTTTTGTTAATTCTCTACCTGCCTCAATTTCAGCAAGTCTAATTTTTAAAGCAGTTCCATCTAACATTAATTTTGCTAGTAAGGCTTGTTTTTGTTTTTCTAAATTAGTAATATTATCTTCTAAACTTTGTTTAGCTCTTTCTTCTAGTGCAGCTTTTTCTTTCTTTAATTTAATAGCATCTTTTTCTATTTCTTTTTGTTTTTCTAATGCTACTTTTAAATTAAATAATGTTTGTAATCTTTCTTTTTCAAGTGGGTCTAATTGTCTACCTAAATCAATTTCCATTAATTTTAAGTCTAACATAAAACCATCTAAATCTCTTTTTGCTGTTAAAGTATCTATTTCTTTTTGTATTGCATCAGTATTTTCTACAATAGATTGTAATTTTTCAGCATCTAGTTTTAAATCTAAACCTTTTTGTTCGGCAAGAGATTTTAATCTTTCTTGTAATTCTTTTTCTTTGGTAGTTAAACCTGATGTAGCATTAAATAAACTTCCTATTGCAGTTACTGCACCTATTAAAACACTTGCTAATAGAACATATGGATTTGCTTTAGTTACTGTATTTAATCCTTGCATAGCAACAGTCAATCCGTGTGTTGCTGCAATAAAAAGAAAAGTTTTTGCTCTTGCTATACCCATAGCAGCAGTATGCAACATTTGTCCTTTTGTAGTTGCAGAAAGTATTATCCTGTACGTTCCATATCCTGTTGCTAAACCTAAAATAGATGAAACCATCGCTTTTAGTAAACCTAATGGTATCATATTAGAAAATGTTTTTAGTGCTTTAGCTACCAATAATATACTTGGTGCTAATGCCTGTCCTAATCTTTCCTGTAAATCACCAAAAGCATTTGATGCTTGTGCTAATTGACCACTTGTTGTCATAGCCATAACTTCTGCTAATTCGCCAAATTTTTCTTTAACACCCTCAGTTATAGCAGCCATTCTTTCTTGACCTTTAAGACTAGAATCTACTTCAATACCATATCTTGCCAAAGCGTTAGTTGAAGAACCAAATGATTTTGCAACTAATAATCCTGCACTATTTAAATCAAGACCTAATCCTGATGCTAAATCTAGTGTTGCTTTTGTTAATTTTTTTGCTTGTTCTTCATTGGCACCAAAAGAACCCATTGTGGCGATTACTGAATTTATAACTTCATCACCAAATATACTAACTTCTTGCATAGCACTAGAAAACCCATCTAATGAATTAGCAGCATCAACACCAAAAACTCTTGCCATTTTCATAACGCTATCTTCTTGTTCAGCAAACATTTTTACTTGCCTTACAATAGCATTACTAACTAATCCAAAAGCAAACGATACAAGTAATAACTTAGAACGTATAGTAGCAAAACTATTATCTAACAGTCTACCACCATTAGTAATGTTTAACATACCTTTATTTAATTGTACTGTTTTTATACGAGCGATACTCATAGCTTTTGACATTTGTCCTAAAGCTGTTGAGTTGCCTCTTAAAGCAAGTTTGACTGTATTAAGATTAATACCTAATTTTTGGAATGTAGTACCTGCAGCTTTAACAGATGCAGTCATTATTTGCATTTGTTTTCTAATTAATTTTTGTGATTGTGCTAATTGTTTTTCAGCAGCCTGTTGTTTTTTTAATAAAGCAATTTCTTTTTTTCGTTGTTTTTCTTTTGCTATTAATTGTTTTTCAGTTGCTATTCGGTCTTTTTCTCTTTGTAAAATAACTTCTTTTAAAGATTGGAATACTTTTTTATTAGCTAGTTCTTCTTTTTTAGTTTCTATAGCATTTGTTCTTTTTGCATCTCTACCTTTAATAGTTGCTATATTTTGTTCATTAAGGGCAATAGTTAATTTATCAATATTTTTTGCACCTTCGTGATTTCGCTTACTAAATTCTTTTAATTGTAATAATTCTTTACCTCTACCTGCAACAATGCCTACAGAAGCATCTATTTGACGTTGTGTTGCTCTATTAAGAGTATTTGTTGATTGTTCTAATTTTTGATTAGATTTAGTTGCTTCTTTTGTTCGATTATTTATTTTTTTAAGAAATGTGGCTAAACCACCATCATCAACCCTAAACTTTATTTCAAAATCATCAGCCATTTGTATTTGCCTCTCTCGTTGCCTTATCTCTCATTCGTTTCTCTTTCTTGGCTAGAGCATTTTTAATTATAAAAAAGTATTCAACCCATATTGCAGGTTGTTCTCCATAGTCACCTTTATGTGCAGGTGTACCTGTTTCTGTACAGTATAAATACTTATTAATTAATTTTAAATATTTATCATTACGAATATGATTTAGGCAAGTAAAGAAAGGTATTTGTGCTATGATACTTTCAACAATATCAAAACTCTTACCTTGTTGCTCATTAAAGTTTATTGCTTCTTCTCTAAGCAAATCTATTACTTGCCACACATCATCTACATTTTCAAATGTACGAGTTTCATAACCATTTTCAGTTGCTATTGGCAACTTTGCATCGTAAGGAAACTCACAATATGAACAGCCTCCACAGCCATCCGACATTAAAGTCAGTTCTACTTGGAGGCTTTGCCTTCCCCCACAAGATAACGATTCTGCATTTCTGTAAAAATAGCAGTTTTATCTTCTAGGGATAGTGTTTTTAGGAACTCATCCGATGTATCACCATCAACACCTATACGAATCCATTTAGTCATTGTTGAGTGCATCATTTTTACACCTAACACATCACCATTTGGTTTATAATCGTATTGTACTGAATCAAGCATTTCATCTCTTTCATCTATAGATACATCTTTTAACTTTATCTTTTTTCCTGATTTAAGTTTGATTTCCATTTATTTTCCTTTTATTTATTAAGAACTTACATCAAATGATATTAAAGCATCTGAGCCATCATCAACTGATTTAATAGAGCAATCTAACATCATTATATCACCTTCTGAATATCCAACATTTGTTAAAACTCCATTTTGAACATCAACACCAAAAGCATTGTTATTAGTAATTACAAACATATTTCCTGAAAGTGCAGCAGTTTGTGTATCGAAACTATTTACAAAACCTTTAGTATTTCCATCATATTTTACTTGAGTATCAACAGTTACAGCTATCTCTGAACCTCTACTAACAACTTCATAGCCTGTTGATGTTACTCCTGTAAATATAGCAGGACTATCTATTGTTGCTGTAAAATTATTCATTACTGTATCAGTATTAAATACTTTAAATCCTGAACCACTAGACAGCATAGGTACGTCTGTATTAGCGTATGCAGTTATAGTTGGTTCAGCAGTAGATGTTAAATCAGGTTTTTTACCTGTTTGTAATGTAGCAGAAAATTTATATCTTCCACCTTCTGTTCCTGATTCAGCAGTAATACTTATATTTGTTACTACACAACCAAACAATTCTAATCCTGTTTGATTTGTAACGTCTGATGGTTGTATTACTACAGTTAATGATGAAGCTGCATTTGTTACGGCTGCACCATACTTTTGACTTGCTGCTGTAAAACCTGTTGCAACTGCAATATCGCCTGATACATCATTACAAATATTTTGTAATAACAATTTATGTCCTGCATCATTATGTAGTGTGCCTGATATTGAAAATTCAGTCACTCTCATTATATTGTCTTGAAATACATCTTCATCTTTTAAAGTTCTTCCTGCACCACTTCTAACATCTAAAACTTGGTTTAAATTTAAAGTAGGAAAACTTACAGAATCTACATCTAATTGATTCATTGTACTGCCTATACCTGTTGCACCTGCATTGGTAGCATCAGAAACAATAGCAACTTTAAATTCTTTTGGTGAAAATGCGTGAGCTACTGTAGCCATTATTTACTCTCCTTTTTACTTGTTGCTTTAACTATTACAGTTTCTACTAAACTTTTAATACCTTCAGCAATTTGTTTAACTTCTATTTCTTTACCTTTTTGTAATTCATCCCAAGCGTCTTTATTTACACCACAGGACTTCCAACAATTAGGTAATGTTATGTTTTTATTTATTAGTTTTATTTTCATAAAAACTCCTATTCTATGTTACCTAGATGTTGTCCTTGCCATACAAACTGAACAACATACTCGTTTTCGTCATCTAAGGCATTTAGCTGTGTTGATTCAATTCGACAATTAAAACAATTACTACTATCTGTCAATACCATCGCTGTGTTATCGTGTATTAACGCCTCAATTCTTGCCACAAACCTTAAAACGTGGTCTAATGATGTTTTGTTTACATTTGGGTCAGCAAAGTAATAAAACATATTAACCTGATACTCTCTAGTTTCACTATGAGCATTGTATTCTGTAAGGTTGCTACCTACAGGGTCTAGCCTTAAATATTGTGAACCTTGCTCTTTTTGCTCGTGTCCAATATATACAGGTAGAGTACCCTTAAATTCTGTTCTTAATGTGTTACGTAATTTATTAAGAATATTAGTAAAATTGCTAGTAAAATTTACAGGCATTAGTAAACCCTTCCGTGTTTTCTAACTCTAGTCATTTTTACAGCTTTACCACTAGAAGCATCTATATCTTCATAAGCACCGAATACTTCTATTTCCCATTCATCGTCTTGTATGGCATTAGATGAACCTGCAAATCTTATTTCTAATCCACTAGATAGCTGTTGATAATCGCCTGTAATAACTTCATTTTTTACTACTTCTATTTCTTTTAATTTATTAGCACCTTTAGTATATACACTATAAGTTGCTACTCCTAAAGCTCCTGCCGTTGTAATTAATACTCTTAACAAGTCATAATCACCATACCAATCACCTCTAGTGTCTACAGGTCTTATAGCACCTGCTGTACCATAAACTACATCTCTAACTACACCTTGAGAACTATCTCTTGTTACTTGCCAAGATAATGCTGCCTTACCTGCATTTATGTTTGCAATATTATTAACAGCTTCATCCATTAAAGCATTGGCAAGTTCGCTATTAGGGTCGTGACTTTTAATCATAAAGTTAGCAGCAATTAAAGCCGTACTTCTAATGATAATATAGTCATAGTTACCTTCTTTATCTTTCCACGCTTCTCTTGGCATATTAGGGTCTAACATACTATCTAGGTATCTACTAGCATCACCTCTAAATTGAGTAACCATAGCAGTAAATTCTTCTCCTGCTTCCATTAATTTATCAATAGGATTACTAGCAGAATAATAATAAAGAACATCTTCGGCAGAATTGTAAAACCATTCTCCTTCAACATTTAAATCAGTATGTGCTGACTGTGCAGGTCCTAAATCTTCTCCATCTGCAAATAATTGAGTTACTATACCACTATTGTGTGCTGCATATTTATTAGTTGTAACTTCTTTCCAACCATAAACTGATTTTTTATTATCAAAACTATCAAGTTGAGGAAATACTCTCTTTAATTCTTTATGTGTACAATATATTGCCATTTATTCTCCTACCATTTCTTACAAGACCAATATCTTGCTTTTGTTTTAGGTCCTGGGGTTGCACATTTATGTCTTGCTCTAAAAGACTTACGTCTAGCAGGACTTGATTTTTTAATTCTCATATTAGGGTCGCCAAAGGTTACTCTTTTCGTTCTTGCTCCATCTTTAACATATACTTGGAATTTCTTGTCTCCAGATAT